AGATCAAAGAGAGAAAAGTAATATCCTTAGCAGACGGCGGAATACCAGAATTATTGGAGGGCTAAGATGGTACTAACTCCTGCCCAAAGAGCATTAGCATACGCTAAGAGAGATGCAGATGGTGTATACTCACGATTAGTCAAAGAGAAAAAATTTAAAGAACTTGTTGATAGAATTTTTAAAACAGGTGATTTTGATTTATTTAAAGCTCAGGTTACAGAAGCGCAAAAAAGATTTGCTGCAAAAGCAGGCAGAGTTAGAGAAGGCACAGGAATAATTCCAGCTCAATATATTAAACAATTTAATCAAGCTATAGCTGCAGGTGTTGACTCACCAGAGTTTAAAAACATATTAAGAATAACTGGTAGATCCACAGAAGATATCTTAAAATTAAATGAGTTACGACCTGGGGGTAAGCCCACAACTAAAGTTAGAAGTTTAAGTACAATTAAATATCCATCTAATTATCGAGATCCAGAAAGAGAATTAAAAAAAGAAGAGACTAAAAAGAAAGCTAAAGAAACAAGAGCTACAAAAGCAGCAGTTGGCACAAAGTATGCGAGTGAAGCAGAGCTAGAAAGATTTAAAATTGTAAATAAACAAAAGAAAAAATTAAATGATTTTTTTAAGAATAAACCTAACGCCATAAACAATACAGAGTTTGGTAGAGAGATAAAAAAATTAATGGATGTTAGAATTGACAAAGATGGAAATTTTTTTCAAAA